AGCTTCTACGGAAGCCGCAAGTTTAACAGCTTAGAAAAAGCTAAATTTTATTTAAAGCAATGGCAAAGAAAGTAATGACACCCGAAGACAAAGAAAACCGCAATATAGCTCTAGCGCTTGGCGTTGGCTTATTAGGCTTTCCAATATTAACCCTAGTATTTAAGCTGTTCGCTTTTGTACAGTTTATCGCTTTTGGTTATGTTAGCTAATGACGTAGAGTACTACTGCCAAAGCTGCGGAACGTATACCGCAAGCTTAAGTAATATAACGGCGCTGCAAATTTGCGAGCCTTGCGCCGCAGGCTCCGACTTAGAACAAGAAGATACTATTTTATTTATATGAGGATTATTTTAGTAGAGCATAAGAGCTCTAGAAGGGTAGAAGGTTATAGAACACTTACGAAAGCTTGTAAGGCCTTAGACATCAATTACAGTACTATTACGAAGATTATAAACGGCAACTGTAACTACTACGAGAACGAACGTATAAAGCTTACGCGTCTTCCTATACAATAAAAAAGCTAACTAAGCAAGGAAATAAAAAACTTTTTTGTATATTTGCCTAAAGTATATACTCTAGGCTTTGGCAGAAAATAATAATAGCGGGCTATTTGCTCGCCTTTTTAGAAGCTCCCCGGAAAACCCCAGTACGAGTTTAAGTAACCCGGCTGCGTGGCTTACGGGGCTTTTCGGTACTAGTAAAACGGGAGTGCAAGTAAGCGAAGATAACGCGCTTACTTTTAGCGCTGTTTATGCAGCCGTAAGGATCATTAGCGAAACTATAGCTAGTATACCTCTAAACGTCTACCAAGCGGACGGGGAAACCCGCGTAAAAGCTGTAGGCCATCCAGTACAAGACCTTTTAGCGAAAGCTCCTAACAGCGTAAGCTCTACCTTCACTTTCCGCGAGGCTATGGCCTCTAATTTAGTGTTACACGGTAACGCCTACGCTAAAATAGAAATGAACGCAGCAGGACGCCCTACGGCGCTTATACCTTTGAACCCTATGAAGGTCGAGGTAAAAGTAGTAGACGGCGAAAAGGTTTACGTATTCGATAAAAAGCACACTTACTTAGATTACGAAATGCTCCACTTTGTCGGGCTAAGCTTTAACGGCTTAACCGGTAAGAGCCCGCTTTCAATGGCACGCGAAGCCGTAGCTATTGGGCTAGCGGCCCAAGAGTACGGCGCGCGCTTCTATTCTAACGGCGCGAATGCTGGCGGAGTTATTACAGCTCCTGGCCGATTAAATACCGAAGTAGTAAAGAGATTACGCGAAAGCTGGAACCGTGCCCAGTCGGGTAATAGTAATTCACATTCAACCGCGATACTTGAGGAAGGTATGAAGTACGAGAAGATAGGACTAGACCCGGAAGCGGCCCAGTTCTTACAGTCTCGTAAATTCCAAGTAAACGAAATAGCTAGAATCTTTAGAATACCTCCGAGCTACTTAGCAGACCTAGAGAATTCAAGTACTAGAGCTAACGTAGAGCAGCAGGCTATACAGTTCGTTCGGGACTGTATAACGCCTTACGTTCGCCGTATGGAGGTAGAGCTAAACCGTAAGCTATTTAGAGAAGACGAGCCTAACCTTTACGCCTACTTCACTATGGAGGGGCTAATGCGTGGAGACTTGCAGGGCCGCTACGACGCTTACGCTACTGCTAGGCAATGGGGCTGGCTATCGGTAAACGATATTAGAGATCTAGAGAACCTTAACCCGGTAGAAGGTGGGGACATTTACCTACAGCCTTTAAATATGGTGCAGAGTGGGCAGGACGATACTAACGTAGATGCGGACTAATGCCCTGGACTGACTACCCACAAGCTGCAACGGATAACGCTAAGAGAGCGCTAAAGATCCGCGAGGAAGAAGGCACCGACTGCGGTACGCCGGTAGGCTGGGAAAGCGCCCGTATTATAGCAAACCGCGAAGCAGTAAGCCACGATAGGCTACCACGTATTTACAGCTTCCTAAGTAGAGCTAAGACCTACGACCAAGGCAGCTTTAAAGACGAGGACGGTAAGCAGATTTGCGGTAGTATAATGTACGCAGCCTGGGGCGGTGATGAAATGCTTACCTGGGCTAAAAAGACCTACGAAGAAATGGAAGAGAAAGAGCTAAAGAGACATATAAAAAACATAGAAGAAACCGAGACCGAGATAGTAATAACTTTCGGCAAAGGTGAACCTATGGAAGCCGCAAGCTACAAAGAAGACGAACGCGCGGAAGCAGGAGAGCTAAGCGTAGGGGACTTTGTGAGCTGGGACAGCTCCGGCGGTAGAAGCCAAGGCGTAGTAAGAGAGATTACAACGGACGGCCAAATAGAAAGCGATAGCGGCTTTAAGGTAAACGGCACGGCCGAAGATCCAGCGGCGCTTATTTCTATTTACGAATACGATAGCGAAGAGAGCGCTTTTGTAGAGCGTAAGCCGCCTCTAAGAGTAGCGCACCTATTCAGCACCTTAACTAAGGTAGACGGTGCAGAGGTACGCAGTCTTAACGAAGTAGTAGAGCAGAGAGCTTACGACGGCGAGCTTAAAGCAGCTGTAGAAGGCCGCACGGTAGAAGGTTACGCTAGCGTCTTTAATTCAATGAGCGAGGACTTAGGCGGCTTTCGTGAGATCATATTACCGGGAGCTTTTAGTAACGTGCTAGATAACGACGTAAGAGCGTTATATAACCACGATAGCAACTACTTACTAGCGCGTACTACTTCGGGAACCCTAGAGCTTAAAGAGGACGATAAAGGCCTTTATTACCGCTTTGAGATGCCTAACACCTCTTACGGTAACGATATGCTAGAGCTCTTTAGACGTGGCGACTTAAGCCAGTCGAGCTTTGGCTTTACAGTAGAAAAGGACAGCTGGCGAATGGAACAAGGCCAGCACGTAAGATATATAGAGAGGGTAGGCTCTTTATTCGACGTATCTCCGGTAGTTTTTCCGGCATACTCGCAAGCCTCGAGCGGACTACGCAGCGCAGAGCCCAAGGGCGAAGGCGAAGCGGAGGAAGCAAGAGAGACCCCTACCGAGGAATTAAATTATAATTTACACAACGCTTTAATTAAACTAGCTAAAGATGAATGCTAAACAAATGCGCGAAAAGCGCGGCGCTCTAGTAGAGCAAATGCAGGGAATGGTAGCGGCTGCAAAAGCAGAAGGCCGTAACCTTTCAAACGAGGAAAATGAAAAATTCGACGCAATTTCAAACGAAGTAGACGAGCTCCGCTCTGCTGCTGCTCGTATCGAGCGTGCGGAAGAATTGAAGAAAGAAATGGCTGCAAAAGCTGAAGAGTTACGCGACTTAGCACCTGCTGCTAAAGTAGAAGCTCGCGACGCGTTTAACGCTTACTTACGTAAGGGTATGAACGGTATTAACGCAGCTGAAGCTCGCGCACTTGCAGAGCTACGCGGTACTGATACGCAGGTAACTACTAACGACGGTTTAGGTGGTTTCTTGGTACCGGAAAACTGGAGCGACTTCGTTTCAGCTACCGAGTTATTCAAGTCGGACATCGAGCAAGTAGCTACAGTTATCCGCACGGCTAACGGTCAGCACTTCAACCTACCAGCTAACGACGATACAGCGGTAGTAGCTGCTATCTTAGGAGAAGGTACGGCAGAGACTGTAAGCGATATGACCTTTACAAATGTGAAGTTTGAGCCGTTTACTTACTCTTCTAAAATCGTAAAAGTATCTAACCAATTGATTAGCGATAACGCTTTTGATTTGGGTAGCTTCGTAGGTGGCCAATTAGCTAACCGTTTGAAGCGTGGTATTAACGCGCACCTAACTACTGGTACGGGTTCTTCTCAGCCTCAAGGTATCGTAGCTGGTTCTACTGCTGGTAAAACTGCTGCTTCTGCTACAGCTGTAACAGTTAGCGAAGTAATGGACTTATTCTACTCAGTAGATGCTTCTTACCGTAACGCTCCTGGTGCTGGGTTTATGATGAACAGCGCAACAGCTAAAGCTGTACGCGTATTAGGTTTCGGATCTTCTAACGACTTCCCAGCTTACGTACCGGGAATGAGCGTAGGCGAGCCGGATATGCTTTTCGGTAAGCCGGTATACATTAACGAAGATATGGACGGTATCGCTACTGGTAACAAGTCTATTATTTTCGGTGATCTTAAGCAGTACTACGT